TTGCCTCCTTAATCTTTTTTGAAAAATGCTCCGACCCAGCCGTCAGCGCCAAGGGGCAGGCCCTCCGCCCACGGAATCGGGGTTGACATGATTTTGACCACCTTGTCAAGCATGGCGTCGTTGGTGTCAAATGCTGCGGTGTCGATGACCACCTCGTCGTGGATGTGAAAAACCACAGGCAGCCCAGCGGCTTCAAGGTGTTCAATGGCCTGCGCCAGACAGTCGCGGGCAATAGCCTGTACAACGTTCTCCACCAGCTTTCCACCGTAGGTTTCGATGCGGCCCCACTTGTTTTTGTCGTTCACACCCATATAGGTGATGGACGGACCGCCCCAGCGGTTTTCACCGACAGCAGGCTCCACATAATAGAGCTTGCGACCGGACGGAAGTGAGATGGTCATGCAGGTCGTACCACGGATGCAGTCACGCTCCCGCGCGAAGGTGCAGCAGCGAACGCGGAGAGAGCCGCCGTTCTGGATGACGCGGATCGCTGCGTCGTTGAAGCTGTACCAAAGGTTGCGGATTTTGGGGTTTGTGTTGCGCCACTTGTCCACGATGTCTTTGATTTCTTCATCGGGCAGGTCGGCAAGCAGCTTGCCGGTGTCCATCTGCCGCATAGCAGGAACGCCACCCTGATAGCCGAGGGCCAATTCTGCGACCTTGCCGCGCTGCCGGAGAGAGTATTCAGGGTTGCCTTTTTTGATCCGTTCCAGCGGGACACCGAACATCTGAGATGCAGATGCCTCATAGATTTTGCCGTGCGTCCGGAAAACCTCAAGCCGCCACTCCTCGTCGGCCAGCCACGATATGACGCGGGCTTCAATGGCGCTGAAGTCGGCGTCGATCAGGACGTTGCCGGGAGCAGCCACAAACGCGGTGCGGATAAGCTGTGACAACGTGTCATTCGGGGAGCCGTAGACTATCCGCAGCGCGTCGAGCTTGCGGCCCTTGACCAGTTCACGGGCAAATTCCAGCGGTTCCGTGTAGGTGCGCGGCAGATTCTGAACCTGCACCAGACGTCCGGCCCATCTGCCGGTACGATTGGCACCGTAGAACTGAAGCAGCCCACGGACGCGCCTGTCGTCGCACACAGCGGCCTCGATGGCGTCGTATTTCTTGGTGCTGGTTTTACCCAGCTCCTGCCGGATTTCCAGCATCCGCTGAACATGGTCGGCGTTATCGCGGCCCAGCAGCTCTTTGATCGTCTCCTTGCGGAGAGAGGTAATGTCGTCGCCGGTTTCAACGGACAGCCAGCGGGCAAGCTGCTTGACGCTGTTGGGGTTTTGCAGCCCGGAAAGCTGGACGGCCTCGTCGGTGAGCTGCGCGCGGATGGTTTCGCCCAGCTCCAACGCGCCCTCGCAGAAATCCATATCGACTGCCACACCGCGCGCGTTGATAAGAAGATCCGTTTCCCACTGCTTCTGAACGAAATCCGGCACAGGAAACACGGATAGACGGCGTTCGATCTCCATTTCTGCCACAACGTCTTGACCGTTGTAGGTCTTGAATAGCTCCCATTTTTCGGGGTCGTGGTGCGGGTAGTTTCGTGTCCTGCCGCCGTTCGACTTCGTGGGCTTGCAGGGCACACAGAAATAGCGGATCAGGGCCTTGCCGGTAGCCAGTTTCTGTTTATCCTCCGGAATGCCCAGCGCCCGGCCTGTCGCGTCCAGACCTGCGGTGTAACCGGCATACAGGCCGTGCAGCATCGTGTCACGCCACTGTGAAGGCGGGAGCTGTGCGCCCATGTACTTACTGAGGCAGTACCATTCAAAGGCTGCATTGTAGGCGTGCTTCAGGCACTGCGGGTCTGTCAGTGCGTGAATAACTTCCAGAGGGATTTTTTCGC